TGCTAATACATTGATTATTCTTTGAAAGATGCAATTTTTTTGCCACCGAATTCAAACGGGACTAACGTCTCGCCCTTTTCTTTGAGGAGGGTGTGCGCAACCCATATTCTCAATTGAGAACTTGATAAATTTTTTCCATCAAAATAAAAGCATCCATTTTCATACCCAATTCCAAGATTTAATGGATTTTCTCCTTTCTTAATTTTCTGTAGCAAACGCATCCATCCTAAGGCACTTTCTAGTTCCTTAGGCAGTCCTCTTCCCGTGAAATTATCTGCAGTTGCTTTCATGGTCACAAAATTGAACTCGGTTTCTCCTAATTTGATTTTTTTTGCCATTTTGTCTCCCTTTGGCTGTACTTCTAATATAGCACTGGTATATACCATAGTCAATACTTTTCGTAAAAAAATATTCAAAAAGACATCTAGAAAGAAAAAAACTGTTTAACAAAGATCCACCGAAAACCCGGAGGCGCAGAGGGATAATTATGACCGTTTTGATTGGTCATTATTTCCTCCTTTTAACGTTTGTGTCCGTCCACTGTGGCAACGTGTGCGTTCGTTAAAGGAGGTTTTCTGAATTATCTATTGAACTCATGCATTCAAAATGCAAGAGTATAGATGTAACCAGCTAACCATCCACCGCAACGGGTCGGACGGAATTAGCCCGAAAAGACCAACGGATGCCGCCGTTGGTCTTTTCACGTAAGTTCTTGTAATTTCAAAGAACAACACATTTTTTCAAATTTTACATATATTCAATGAAATCCTGTTTTTTTCCGAAAGCTTGACTTGTTATGCCAACTTGATTCAAAATTCATTCCAGGATGAGAAAATTTCGACCATTTCATTGTCGGTTTGATTCGGATACGATCGAGCGTTTGTCCAATGGTTCAATTCGTATAAAATACGCAAGGTTGGCTAGAGTTGGCATACAAAAATATTTCAACCCCGATGGTTCCGAATGGAATGAGCTGAGGACACCAGAGGAGGTTTTTCATGCCGACTCAATGGCGTCTTACGTCGGATCGTCTCTCACCATTGACCACCCTATTCGAGGTGGTGAGAGAGTTTACGTTGATCCATCTAACTGGTCTGATTTCGCGGTAGGTCATGTCGGATACGACGTTCGAAAAGATGGCGATTTTCTTGCGTCATCGCTGATCATTTCACGTGCGGATGCAATAGATGCTGTGCTGAATAAAAATCTTCGTGAACTCTCATGTGGCTACATGATGAAACCAGTGGATGAGTCTGGAGAGTGGAACGGCCAACGTTATGACGCTATACAGACCGAAATCAGGAATAACCATGTGGCATTGCTCGAGCCCGGGCGCGCGCGAGGGGGGCGTCAGCTCACAATGAAAATGGATTCAGTCGAACCAATTTATAGGCTCGACTCAAATAGAGAAATCATTATTGAAAGTAGAGAGAAAACCATGCCAAAAAAAATCACAATTGGAGGAATAACCTATAGTTACGAGGCGGACGATTCGTTCACGGATGCGCTCTCTCAGGAGAGGTCTCGATACGATTCCCTGAAATCCGAGTTCGAGACAATGAAGGGGAAGTTAGCAGCAGCAGAAAAAGAAGTAGAAATAGAAAAAAAACGAGCTGACTCTGCATCGGATCAAAAGGTCATAGACAAAGTAGTCAACGATAGATTTGAACTCATTGCGAATGCTGTAAAGCTTGGCGTAAAGCCGGAGGATGCCAATGGGCTGTCAGCTCGAGAGATCAAACTCAGGGCTCTCGGTGATGGTTTCAGGGTGGATTCCAGCGATGATTTCATTGATGGTGCATTCAATTACGCATTATCGAAAGTGGAAAATGAACCGGAAAAAGAGATTCGCAATGATGCATTTGATGGGTTCTCAAAGAGCATATTAAAGGAAAACAAATGCAATAAATGGGCCGAATTCGATGAACTTGAGATGAAATTTGATTCGACTCGGTCTCATCTCGTGAAAAAAGAAAACAACTAATTGCTGCTAGAGGAGTAAAAAATGTCTCAAACATCATATAGCTTGGCAACAACTCAGGCATTTGAGGGGAAAGTCGAGGATCTCTCGAGCTGTATCTACGAAAACGCAACGGCTGAGGGGGCTCTTCCGGTCGGAAAACTTCTTCAGAAGGGAACGACAGATGGTGAAGCGAAACCCATCGCCGCTCTTCCGGCTGCTGATGATGATTCAGTAGCCAATGCCGGTGATATTGCGTCCGCGGCCTCGGCTCAGCGACTTTTCGGGGACAGTTTTACCGGTGCAACGTACGCTGCAGGGAAGATCGTGCCAGCTCAAAGGCTGATGTTTACCTTGAATAACCATGCAGATTGGGATGCAACAATCATGAAAGTTAAGTACCTCACTGCAGGCGGTGATATCGTAATTGAGGACGTGCCAATTCCGGACTCCGGAAACACGATTCTCTACACTGAGGGTAATGCGTCAATGCTTCTTGAGCTTTATATTCCGGCTCAATCTGGGACAAATGGCACGATGCTTGTTGGAACGGATCCGACAACGTACGCATTGTCAAGAGATTCGTACCCTGGAATAGCGTCAAATCCAGGATTCCGTGAACCATACGCAGCTGCAACCCCCATCGCAGATAATCAGACATTCAATCTGATTCGCAAAGGAAAAATTTGGGTTGTGGTTGAGGTCGCTGTCGTCAAAGGAGCGCCGGCTTACGTTCGCATGGTAGAGTCTGGGGCGGACGTGAGAGGCCAGTTCCGTGGCTCTTATGCTGCAAATTTCGCACTTTATCCAAATGCTCGATTTCTCACAACTCAAGCCACTGCTGATGGTTTGGCACTGCTCGAGCTTTCATAGGAGTGAACAATGGGATACACACAAATTTTTATAGAATCTATCGTCAGGGATTTCGCTCAACGTTATGACGCAATGAGGGATCCGGTTACTGGCATAGCTCGACGTGCTGACGCTGGCGAGACAATGATCGTATCGAAGCAGTTAGAACACATGATGAAAGAATTTTTCAACATCGAGCGACCACCGCTCGAAATGTTCACCTGGCTCGATAGAAAAAACACAGCTGGTCCTGGCGCAACCTCAATAACGTACATTCAGCGCGAGTATTTCGGACAAGCGAAAAAAATAGCAAGTTACGCTGACGACCTTCCACTTGTCGAAGGAATTGGTAAATCATTTACGAATTCGGTTGAGGCTTACGGCGCAGCGTTCCAAATCTCGATCAATGATCTCCAGGCGGCAGCTATGGCAGGCGTGCCAATTTCTGCTGAAAAACCTGCAGCGGCCAGGAGAGTGTGCGACGAGGCAATCGATTACCTGGCTGCATTTGGCGACCCGGAAACAACGAAGACCGGATTTTTTAACAACGCAAGTGTTCCGGTAATCACTCCTATTACCGGAACATGGTCGACAGCAACCTCAGACCAAATCATCAATGATGTTATGAAGTTGTGGAATTCAATCCGAGTAGCAACAAAAAAAGTTCACAATGCTACCCATTTGCTTTTTGATGAAACATCATGGGGATATCTGGATCGTCGAACGACCGAGACTGACATGACGATTCGCAAATATTTGTTTGCGAATCTTCCCGGTATTCAGGTAATGGATTCGACTGAACGACTCAATCTGGCTGATGCTGCCGGAACCGGTCCTCGTATTGTTGCATATGAAAAAAATCGAATGGCGTCATGGATAGAGGTTCCGGTTGATTTCGATATGAGACCAGCTCAAGAGCGAAATCTCAGCTACATAACGAATTGTTTTTGCAAATCAGCTGGCACGATTATCCCTTATCCATTGACAATTGCGTACATGGACGGATGCTAACGGAAGGATCTGCTATGAATAAAACGTATAGAAATACCGGAATTAGCGCAATTCAGTTCCCAAATGGCGGATGGGTTCGTCCCTATGAGGTTGGGGTAGCGGATCCTGGGAATCCAGGCATTCAAGTACTTCTTCGTGGTGGAAGACTCACAGAAGCTTCTGAAGAATCTAATCCTGTGAATCCGACTGCAGAGAATCTCGGAGGACTCACGGTGAATGATGCGAAACTTCTGATTGCGGATCAAAATAATCCTGAAATTCTGGCCAGGTGGAAGGAAGCGGACGAGCGGATCACTATCGAAAAATTGATCGATGACAAATTGTCACAGCTTTCGTCAGAGAAAAATCCAAGGAAAAAATAATCATGCCAATCACACCCTCTCAAATAAAGGCTCGCTATCGAATATTTGAAAACGTTGACGATGCCGATCTTCAAATATTCATCGATCAAGCGGAGATTGAAGTGACGGCTCAATGGGGACCATTCGAGTCTGAGGGTGTGATGATGCTCGCATGTGGTCTTTGTGCAGATGCTCCGGAGGCATTCCCGATGCTTCAGGAGCCAGAGACGGACGACAACCGATGGATCAAAAGGTTTAAGGAACTCCGGATCATCGTCGGATCGACTAGGAGCCCATACTGATGCCAGCTAGAATGACAATCAAAGATAACGGATATAAAAAACTGATGGAGGATACTGTCAAAAAGTTGACGCCGGCATATGTAAAGGTAGGTGTTTTCGGTGAAAAAGGGTCTGCATCACGAGGTAACATTACGAATGCTGACATTGGCGCGAATGCTGAGCTAGGCATTGGACAGCCTCAAAGGCCGTGGCTTTCTGGATATGTCGATGAGACTGAATCTGAAAAAAGGCGACAGCTGGGAATCATAGCAAAGAGGGCATTAGAAGGAAAATCTGAAATACTCAAAGATTTAGATGTTTTCGGTGCAGTAATAGTCGGTGAGATTCAAGAGAGAATTTCAGCAGGAATACCCCCTGAGAATTCCGAGCGAACGAAGGCCAGAAAAGGATCATCCACGCCACTCATTGACACGGGGCAATTTCGCAGTTCAATCACTCATGAAGTGGTCAAAGGGAGACCATCAGGATAATGGACAGGGCTGCCATACATACCATGTTTGAGACCTGGATTTACGACCGATTTGGCATTCCTGCTTTTAAAGAGAACTCATCATCTTCCGGAGGCAAACTCGTCACCGGAACGAGAGCGATAGTATCGATATTATCTCCCCGTCGAATGGGTGCCAGTGAACGACGTTCAGATGATATCCCAGCCGGGCCTGCCGGTGAGGACAGGAGTCGGACGGTAGTCATTTGGAGGACATCCACTCTTGGCATAAAAATTGAAACGTCCGATCAGAGAGCAGGTTACGATGCCGAACAGATTCTAGATAATATAGAAAATGCACTAGAGTTCCCTACCAGTGGTTCATCATTCAGGGCGCAAAATGTAGCCATTGGGAGGGTTCTCGGGCGGATTGCATTGTCTCGAACGATATCTGGACGAGTATGGTCCATAGCTCGTCTCGACGTAGAAATACGTACTGTGGACATTGCCACAGACGATCCTGGGACATGGATTGAAACGGTTCAAATCAACCCGAGATCGACGCTCAGAGATCCCGCTGGGAATCTGCTACCTGATGATGTGCAAATCAGCGGGATAATAGACATCACATGAGAGGTAAAAAATGGAATTTGATAATATTATCAGCCTGACTATCACTCGAAATACTCCGACGGTATCCAGGAAAGGGTTTGGGACGACCGGAATATTAGGGTATCACACTAAATGGGCTGACTATAATAGGAGATATTTGGCATCTACGGCATTAAATACGTTAGTTTCTGAGGGGTTTGCAACAACTGATCCAATTTACCTGGCTGCACTTGCAGCGGTGGGTCAAAATCCACGAAACAAATATATCGAGGTACTTAGGAGGGCGACCACATTTGTTTTTGATTTGGATTTGGAGATCACTTCCGACACTGGCGATAATGCGGTTACTGTAAGCAAAGGTGGGACAAGTCGCACCTATGGCCGGACCGGTCTTGGAACCGGAACAACGGCGGAGGCAACTGCACTTGCTGCTGAAATGAATGCTGATGCGAGCGGATGGGGGTCTTCCGGATCTGCTGAACTCACAATCACATCCTCCGGAGCTGTTGTTAGTATGGTAGCATCAGGATCGAGTTATTACGGAATGATGTGGTTTTTCGATGACTTAGCTTTGATGACTGCTACCGATCAGACTGCTGATCCTGGTCTTGCTGCAGATCTTGCTGCTATCGATCTCAATGGCACTCAGGATTTCTACTGTATGGTGGCAGCAGACGCATTCTCGAAGGCACAGATTGATGCGATTGCCACATGGGCATCAACGAAAAAAATTCTCTTCGGTGCTCAGACTCAGGATGCCGGTGTTCCTACCAGTGCCACTGATGATGTCGCGAGTGAACTGCAGGATGACAGTAGAGAAAACAGCTGGCTCATTGTAAAAAAAGACACTATGGCGAACATGCCGGCTGCTGGGTGGTCTGGGTACATGCTCTCTACTACTCCAGGCAATGCTACGTGGGCGTACAAGCGTCTCACGGGCGTGCAGGCGGACGCGTGGACTCAGACCCAGATGGATTACATTGGTCACACAGCAGACTCAGCTAATGGGAAAAATGCGAATCATTACACGACTACAGCGAGTTATTCTCACACCTATCCTGGCGTAGTATCCTCCGGAGAATTTATCGACATAATCCGTACCACACATTACATCGAGGCACGGATTAAAGAGGAGATTTTCCTCGGTCTGGTGTCGAACGACAAAATCGATTTCGATGATGATGGAATCGCACAGATTGAGGCAGCTATCACTCGAGTACTCTCATCGGTTCCACGAGCCATCGATGTAAATTCCATCGTGGTGGATGTTCCTGCGCTCGATGACATTGATACTGCAGACATCACAGCTCGAAATCTCAATCCAGTGACTTTTGGAGCTAGGCTCATAGGAGCCATTCACAAAACTACCATTGCAGGGGAGCTTTACCTCTAGGAGGGTATTATGGCACAGTATGTATTCGACCTTCGTCGCGTAACGGTAAGCATCTCGAATGCTGTCATTAGAGGTGGGGCTGGAGAAAATGACTATATAAAAATAACCCCCAATGAGCCGAGATTCAAAGACAAGATTGGCCAGGATGGTAGCTGGACATCGGTAAAAAATCATAATAGAACAGCTCGATTTGAACTCACGCTTCTTTCAGGTGCAGAGGGGAATCAGATATTATCCAGCCTTATTAAAAATGATTACTATCGTCCTAATGGCGCTGGAATTGGTCCATTTCTTGTAAAAGATCTTGAAAATGGGATAGTGATATCGGGGACGTGTAGGCTGACTGATGAGCCTGAAATCGCTTTCAATAATAGTGTACCAGAAATGGTTTGGAAGGGGACAATTGATCAACTTGTCATCAGTTTCAATGGTCCTCCTGCTTAGAATCAATTCTATTTACAATCACAACTTCTTCTTTCGATTACCCCTGTCGTAATAACTGTCACCAAAAAGGATAACTGGTATAAAAAGTGTCTCGAAATAGGTGTCTCATTCACTGTCTCATTTAAATGATTACGTGTTGTTGTAACAAAATAATTTCGGGACACTTTTAAGGATTGACAGACCTCAGAAAAAAATTTATTTAAGACCTGGGGCCTTTCTGGTGGAACCCTTAAGGGATAGAAGAAACGCAGTTGGTAATCGAAGACCCTCAACCTAATCAAACATACCCTGGTCATGAAGAAGCGTAATTGGTCTCTCAAAGACTCTCAACGAATCAAACGTATCCTAAGCAGTAGCAGCAGCAGAAGAAAAACAGTTCTAAGAAAAGTCTGCTTGAACATTGAAACGTAGGGATTACCTGAACGATTGGTCAAGCTTAGACCATCCAAAGATTCAATTATCAACTTAAAGCAGTAGCTAGCAGCAGTAAGAAGAAGTTAAAAAAAGAAAAAATCTGCTGCTGCTGCTGCTTCTTCTCGTCGTGCTGGCACTTGTCCGTCTAGAGAGACTGAATTCGTATTCAGTTAAGCAGGGTCGACCAATCCCCTTCCAGTCTATATAGCGAAATTCGTGCCATGTATTTTTTATTTGAGTGTACACATTTTTTACAAAATATGGACACTTGAGAAGCAGTATATATAATGTATTAAATATCAATATACATGCCAAAAAAGGAGGCTTAGTTGATTCCTCAAAAGAAAAAAATGATCAATGGAATAGAATATACCGTTAAACTCATGCCATTTGGAAGGCATCGAGAACTCCAATACATCGTATTTAAAAAAATTGGAAAAGCTCTTGAACATCTGGGCGATGCAATGTCAGGAGCACAGCCGGGCACTTACGTGGTATCCGGAGCTGTGCTCGATGGATTCCTAGAAGGTATTCCATGGACGGCTATTGGAAAGGCCATTTCTGGTGTGCTCGAAACCTTGGAAAAAAATGACTACGATCGCGTGATTGAACTGCTCGGACAGGAAACAACAGCAAGCGACGCCAATGGATTTCTGGATTTACAGACTCAGGAATTGTATTGGTTAAAAAACAAATATGCCAATTTTCTTCCATGGTTGGCATTTGCTATGCAGGTGCAATTTGAGGATTTTTTGAGCGGCCTCGGCCTAAAATCCATGGAAGAGGCCGCGAACGAGAAGGCGAAAGACGCATAAAAGTTCCGGATCATATAGACTGGGACGTAATGAGATTGGTTCGATCTGGAATGGGCAGTCCCTTTGAAATTCTTGAAAAATGGAATATAATGCAGGTATTAGACGCTCATGAGATTCTCGATCTAGAGGAAAGCGGATAGGAAAAATGACAATATTTAGAGAAATTCTGTCACACTACGGATTTATAGTTGACAGTAAACCTCTTGAAAAAGCAGACAAAAAAGCAAAAGATTTCGATAAGACTCTAAAAGATCTCATTACTACATTGTCAGGTGCTTACGTTGTTTCAACCATCCGAAATTTCATCGATTCATCTGCTCGAATAGGTGACGAACTCGATAAAACATCTCAGCAATTAGGACTGACAGTACGTCAATTGCAAGGTCTTCGGCATGCAGCTGAGTTGGCCGGTGTTGATAATACGGCATTTACGCAATCACTATCTCATCTTCAACAGAAAGCTCTTGAAGCTGCAACCGGCAGTGCAGAGGCTGCCAGAATATTCAGACGACTAGGTATTGATGTCAGAGACTCCAACGGACAAATAAAAAATGCTGACGTTCTAATTCGTGAAGTTGCTACGGGCCTGCAGGGCATGTCAAACTCAACTGAACGTGTAGGTATTTCTCAGCAATTGATGGGAGAAACAGGTCGTCGGCTGTTGCCAATGCTTACCGGAGGGGCTGAGGCTATCAATGCGAGTGCCGCTGAATTGGATAATTTAGGGGGAGCTACTCAGGAATACGTAAATACATCCGTTGCGCTAACGGATGCAAAAACGCGATGGCGTCAAGTGACTCTTGGTTTGCGATCTGCTCTCGCCACTGCATTTTTTCCAATAATAACTAAAGTCATAATGATTATGACTAAATTGGGTGGTGTTCTCAATAAAATGTCGGGATTCTCAGGATACCTCAAAATTGTTTTCACTGGATTAGGCATAGCTGCAACCATTGCGGCTCGAAAAGTTATTATCGCGTGGCTTGCAGCTGCATGGCCATTCGTTCTCCTCGTAGCTGCCATCGGTGTTGTTTCGCTGTTCATACAAGATTTGATTGTCATGTTCAAAGGAGGACGGAGTGTAATTGGAGAATTTTTCGGCGAGATAGCAGAATGGCTTTCCGGAGGTCGAATAGGTGCCGCCCAGTTCGCGAATAATATCGGTGAAGCAATCGATTTCGTAATATCAAAATTCAATCATTTGATGGAAACAATTGGGGCGAGAGGTCTCATGAGTACATTATGGAATATTCGAGATGTACTCAGTGAAACAGGCGCAATGAGAGCTCCGGAAACTGCCGGTAGAACAGGTGGAAGAACAACAGAAACTCCGCCTGCACGGCCAGCAATCATAAGAACGGCAGAAACTTTGCCCACACGAGAGACAATCAGAGTGACGGCAGGTGTCAGGAGGGTACAAGAAGAGGCACAAAGGCAAAGGCGGACAGCCGGATTTCGTCCAGCCGGACCACAAGTTGCCGGGATAGGTGTATCGCCCATGCTGCCAGCGAGACCAGCTCCGGTGAGTATCCAGGTGACGGCACCGGCGACCCAAAGCATTACTGTAAATGAGGCCACTGATGCCAATGTCACACGGCAAATGATTGCTACCGAATTGGAGGCGAATAATAGACGACAACGACAAATGATTGCGGAACAACTGGTTGACTCCAGACGGATAGAGGCAGAACAATGATCCGAATAGTGTGGGATACTACAGACACGCATGTGCAGCCTGAAGGCGGATCAACTATCGATATTCAGGCGGGAATACTGTACATTGATTCAGTGATATCTATGACCATCGATAAATCTGTCGAAGTGACTGAACATCCTGTAGAAAACGGATCAATGATTTCAGATCACTCTATTCGCCTCCCATTAAAAATTACAATGGAATGTCTCGTCTCAAACACTCCAACGTTTACGACTGATGATCTCTCATCGTACCAAGAACTTGATTTAAATCCTGTTCGAAAACGCATACTTGAAGTGGGAGCATCCCCGAAAGATCCTGCGAGATGGGGAGTGGAAACCTATAAAGTTGGGGCATGGACACTACAGCATGACCGCGAGGTGAATAGGGCTCAGGAAGTGTATGATACTATTATGCAATTATCTGATCAGGCTGCTATAATCGACATTGAAAATACCCCTAGAGGATTGCTTGAAGATATGGTTATTACTCAGTTTTCTGACGCCATGAATGTTGATTCATCTCCTCTGTCCGCGATTCAGTTTACTCTGGCGCTCACTCATCAAAGATTTGTTTATCTGACTGAAATGCAGGCTCCGGAGCCTGCAGTCGAGCGCGCGCGCGGAAGACAGAATACCGGAAGAGACGAGGGTAGTGAAGTTCCTGCATCGCAAGAGACGTCATGGTGGCATGATGGCATGGATTTTATGAATGACATTAGTCAGAATGGATTCGGTCCTTCTGTAAGAAGAATCATCGGAGAGTAATCGGTGTTTAAAAAATTCTCATTGGATTCGAGCAAAGTTTCTCACATTACAAAAACTATACCAATGGGTGGTAGATATTATGACATCGACATGCGTTGGCTTGAACGATCGAATCGATGGTGGATACATATTCGTGACGAAACTGGCAATCTCATCTTATCCCATCCAATGGTCGTGTATCAAAATCTTCTTCTCACTATCAGTCCATCAGTACGTCCCGATGGTTTTTTAATTCTGGTTGATGTCGACGGCCAAGGTGAAGCCAATCTGAGGGATTTGGGGTTCAGATGTCAGCTCGTTTACGTTGATGATTTTGAGTCCGAATCGGCGGAGGCTGAGACGGCATTCTTTGAGTGGGAGCCAATAGAATGACCAAACGGTTAAAAAATCGATACTGGTCACTCAGAGTTGGCAACCTTGAGCTCGAATCATATTCAAAACCCAACGAGCCTCACATGCTCGATATCTCGTTCAAAGTGACAAAAACAACAGCCAGAGAACCAAATAAAGCAGAAATTCTAATCCGAAATCTCAATCCTCGCCATCGAAATCAAATCGATCAGATGGCGACCGTTCAGGTCATTCTGGTAGCTGGATACAGAGATGTTCATGAAACTATTTTTTCAGGAGATGTATCGGAGGCATGGTCCTATTGGGAAGGCACAGAGGTGCTTACTCGGATAGCCGGTTCCGATGGTGGAAACACATACAGGAATTCCAGAATATCCCAAACCTTTGCGCCTGGCACGAGAGTTGCTACTGTTCTCAGAGCAGCAATAAATTCACTTGGGATCGGAACCGGTAACCTATCAGACTATGAAAGTACATTGCGTTTAAGTAGTGCTGGGGATAATTACCCATCCGGAACGACTCTCCACGGTCCGGCCAGAGAACAGGTCGATCGGATAGTTCGATCGTGTGGATTGCGCTGGAGCATTCAAAATGGGAATTTTCAGCTGAGGGTACCCGGACAACCCACATTCCGGACAGCACTAGTATTAAAACCTACTACCGGTTTGATAAGCAATCCTTCGCGAGATAAGGACGGGAAGGTTTCGGCACAGACATTGCTAATACCAGGTGCACTTCCCGGAAGATCTGTTTTTTTGAGTACTAGAGAGCTGTCAGGACAATATCACATCAAAAAAGTGGAGTATTCTGGAGACACAAGCAGTACAGATTGGTACTGCAATCTGGAATTGGAGCCATATGAAACGAGAGAATCATAATGCCAAATGAACCCCCAGAAATGACCGCTCTACTTAGGATGATGATGGACAGTAGGCTCGATCAGGTCTACACTGCCATTCCCGGCAGGATAGTATCGTATGATCGAGTTAATACCGTCGCAAACATTCAACCTCAAGTTAAGGAAAATGGTGAGGCAGTTCCTGTTTTACAAAATGTTCCCGTTTGTTGGCCGCGTGGTGGCGGTGGTTATTTGGTCTTTGATGTCAATACAGATGATTGTGGTCTGCTTATTTTCAGCAAAACCGATATTGGGTTGTGGCGGGAGCGCGGTGAAATTGGCGATCCAGGCGATCTGGCCGCTCATAGTATTGCTAATGCCGTTTTTTTTCCAGGACTGTATCCCAATGGACACACTGTAACACACGAAGCTGGCGCATGTGTCCTCGAAGCAACGAAAATAAAATTATGCAAAAATGCCGTTGATTCAGTTATCAAAGGCGATGCCTATAATACTGCGTTGAGCACATATATTCTTGCTCTTAAGGCGTGGGTTGATGCAGTAACTACTGCCCTTCCTTCTATTAGTGGGGCAAGTAATACATTCAAATTAGCTGCTGATGACTACAAAGATGCATCCAAAGATGCTGAGTCCGATAAGGTTTTTACGGAGTAGATCATGTCTGAACTCGAAATAGTAACAGAGGTTGATGCCTCCAATCCTAACCTCGGAGATATCCGTGTCATCAATGGTGACATTAATTGGCTCGAGCCAAATGATCCGAAAGCCGTCGCCCAAAGAATAGAATTTAGATTGAAATCGGTAATGGGAGATTGGTATATTGATTTACTTGAGGGTATCCCGTGGTTCCATGAAATTATTGGCGAAAAAGGTGGCGAGATAAATGCTGGAAAATACATCAGAAAAGCAATCGCTGAAACTCCAGGTGTGAATTCAGTGACAAAATTCGAGACGTTATACGACAATTCCACGCGAGTGCTGTCAATTGAATGGACAGCTGTTTTTGTGGACAACAAAATTTATTCGTCTGATGATTTTGCGCCATTTACGATAAAGATTGCGTGAGGTAAAAAAATGGCAGATTCAATGACCGCATGGGGTCTCTCAATAATGGATTTAGAGACACGGATATCCGAGATAAAAGATTCGGTGCATTCTGTTCAGGGGCTTTCAGCTGCCAATCTCGAGAGTGAGACGCCGCTAGGTGGCATCATTAGAATTTTTGCCGAACGCGAACAGGCGCTCGCAGAATTGGCACAGGAGATTTATGCCGGATCGTATCCTAGTTCTGCAGGTGGATTTCAATTAAATATGGTATGCCAATACACCGGAACCGAACGCAGAGCAGCAACGAAAACTCTCGTAGAATGCACGGTGAATATCGATCCTGGCACTTATGGTGCTGGCACGCTAATTGGCTACATTGACGGCAATCCTGATTTACGATTCAGTAATATGGAATCGGTGACTAATTCCGGAGGGGCAGCCGCTGATTTCGACATTGATTTTGAGTGTGAAGACACCGGCCCTATTCCGGCGTATGCTCATACCCTTGATAATATTGCGGAATCAGTGACCGGATTCAATTCGATTGACAATGATAATCCTCATACCAGTTTGGGCCAATTGGAAGAGACGGATCCAGCCCTAAGAGCACGGAGACGACAAGAGGTGGCGCAGGCTGGCTCAACAACATCCTATGCCATTATGGCCAATCTATCGGCCCAGGCTGGCGTTCTATGGGTGCTCGTGCTTGAAAACGAAACTGATAATTATGATATGGATGGATTAAAACCGCATTCGATAGCTGTTTACATTCACGCCCCAACACTATCCGATTTTGAGATTGCGACTCTGATTTATGGAGGCAAACCCTCAGGAATAAGCACAAACGGGTCTACAACTGAGGTTTTTATTGATACATATGGGCTGTATCATGGGGTTGATTTTACTAAAGTAACGCAACGAACTCTCTATCTTGACATCAGTATCACAGAGGGGATGAATTACATCGGCAGTGCTGCAGTGAAAAATGCTGTAGCCGATTGGGTCACTGCGAATTGGGGGATCGGACACGATGTAATCCTCTCTCAAATATCGAGTGTGGTGATTGGGCCAATTATAAATGATGATGGCACGACGACCGAGACAGGCGTTGAGGACGTGACACTCGTAGAGGCTGGATGGACGGCTTCTCCAACTGGCACGGTGAATCTACCTGTTGATTTTGACGAACTCGTCTATTTAATCTCCACAAACATTACGATAACAAGCTAGGTAAAGTCAAAATGTGGACGTTCGATTTAGAAAAAATAACGAATTATGATGATTGGAAAAATAACCTTCGAGATCATCTAAAAAGGGATAGAATTCAAGGAATTACATCGGCTTTCCTTGGGAGACTTCAAGGTATAGAAAATTTTTATTGGCAACTCGTTTCTGAACGGGATTTAGAAAATGGAGATGGCGTTCAGCTCGATGGGATAGGTGAGATAATAAAAGAGCCAAGAGGACAAAAAATAGATAAAATATATCGCATTTTCTTACGTGGCGTAATTCTTGCAAATCTCAGCCACGGTAAAGCTGATATGATTCAGGCGGTAGTGAATATTTTTGAGGATGCCTATGGTGCAACCATGTCCGGTTACTCTGAGGAGGAACCCGCTGCACTTCGGATAGAATTGTATGGATGGGGAACAGCCGGATACTATTTTCCATACCTTCACGATACATTAAGTGTGATAGCACGGTCGATAGGTGCTGGGATCAGACTACTTTTTCAATATGAAGAACTTGCTGAGACAACTGTTTTTCAACTATCTGAGACATATGGAACGACCGGAACATACGACTACAATAAAGGAGCTGGATCAAAAAAATATACGTTGGGTGGGCGGATAGCCGGGGCTATCCTGAAAGGCTAATGATATGGGCACGATATTAAGACGGCCAAAAGAAATAATGTGGGCCACTGATAATGTTTATGGAACGCATGGCCAGGATTGGGACGGAGAGGATAATAAAGAGAAACCGCTTGCGGGCTATATAGCAGAGGGAATAAAGCCTGGCGATTGTGTTGATGCACCAGAATGGAATTGGTGGCGAGATTACGTCTCCAGATTTCTGCAATTCATAGGTGGCATACAACTTGCGAATTGGGATCTTGGTGATTTTTCAGATGTAGATGCCAATTGGTGCGCAGGTGGATCTGTTCCGGTAGAATGCTGTTATGATGATTCGATAGAGGCATTTACGGCTGTATCTGGGAATGGTGAGACTATTTATTCATATGATCCTACTGACGGAGCTGCTACTCCTGCAATGGGAGGGCAGGGTCTCATTTGGGAAAACGAAACAACTAATCCTCGCACACTAGGGTATCAAGTCAGAGACTTGGCATGTGATAATAATGGCAAGAGAATTGCTATAGAAGGCAATTCCCTTGTGATGGTGATGATAAGTACAGCACTGAACACGTGGAATACACAGGCAACTGCTTCTTCAGTGGTATGGGGGTGTGTGGATCATGATCATGATGGTGGTCTCTGGGCAGTGGCAGGTGCAAGTGGAACAATAAATACATCTCCAAATGGAACCACATGGACAGCCAGGACATCTGGCGTGTCTGGCACAATTGTAGCAATGAAGCACAATAATGACACCGATGATCCTAAATGGGTGGGACTTACCACCACTCAAGTGGTATGGTCTTCTGATGGAATCACATGGTCGTATGCCTCCCATGGATTGACTTCCAATCCCGTTTCAAAAAGATTAGCATACAATAAAGAATCAAAACGCTGGATTGCGGTCCTCACAAATGGTCACATTGGGATCAGTGATAATCAAGGTCAGACGTGGACTCAGGTGTCAAATCCATTCGGACTCGGAGCCGTAAGCCTTTCATACAATACTTGTTACATTGATTCAGATGAACAGGATGGATGGATTTTTCATTATTGTCCGACCGGAACTACGTCCATTCAGCAGAGACATGTTTCAAAAGATAATGGCGAAAATTGGCATAGAGTTTATGAGGGAATGTTGCGTAACGGGTTAATAAAATGGGGGACCGACAAATTCGTTTGTGTTGGTAGTGCGGCCTGTTCATATTCAGTCAGACTGCTGGGCGCATAGGTGGTTCGATGGGTACGACATTAAGACGACCAAAAGAAGAAATCTGGGCTTCAGATGCTACATACACCGAGCTTACAGAGCCATGGCATGGTGATCTTAATAAAATTGAATACACGCCTGGATTTATTGCAGAGGGTTTCAAACCGGCTGATTATCCTGATTGTCCGGAATTTAATTGGTGGAGATATTATGTTTCTAAATTCCTCGAGTTTATCTCCGGTATCCAACTTTTGAGTTGGAAGCCTGGAGATTTCACTAATGTAACTCTAGGAACCGGAGGGTGGTGTGCCACTAATATTCATCCTAGAACGATTTGTTATGATGATTCAAATGAGTGTTTTACGGCGGTAGATGCCGCTGGTGAGACTATTTATTCATATGATCCTACTGACGGATCTACTCCCCCTTCAATGGGAGGGCAAGGTCTTGTTTGGGAGAATGAGACGACAAATCCTCGCACACTAGGATATCAAGTCAGAGACTTGGCATGTAATAATAATGGCCAGAGAATTGCTATAGAGGGTAACTCCCTCATAATGATGATGATAAGTACAGCACTGAACACGTGGAATACGCAGGCAGCTGCTTCATCAGTGGTATGGAAAAGTGTGGATCACGATCATAATGGTGGTCTCTGGGCGATTGGTGGCGCAAGTGGAGCAATAAACACATCACCAAATGGAACCACATGGACAGCCAGGACATCTGGCGTTTCAAATACTATCGAAACGATAAAACACAACCAGGAGACTGGCGATGATGCGCGTTGGGTCGCACTCACAAACACCGAAACGCTTTGGTCTTCGGATGGAATCACATGGTCGTATGCGTCTCACGGACTTACATCGGCACCTCTGCATACCAAAATGGCGTACAATAAAGAGTCGAAACGTTGGATTCTATTGCTTACGAATGAAGACATCGCTTACAGTGATAATCAGGGCCAGACATGGACACAGGTGTCGGATCCGTTCGGCCTCGGAAGCGTAACGCTTGATTATAGTAGAGGATACATTGATTCAGATGGACAGGACGGATGGATATTCCATTATTGTCCAGACCTCTCTACGAGTATCAGAGAGAGGCATATTTCAAAAGACAACGGCGCAACTTGGCACAGATCTTATGTAGAAATAATGCACAAAGGGGCAATCAAATGGGGGACTGATAGATTTGTTTCAGTCGGTAGGACTGATTGTTCATACTCTATTAGGCTTCTTGGCGAATAGAATATTCAAAAAGCTTGCCATTTTATTTGTTTTTGTCTCATAATATTACATGCAATCTGATTTTTTTAATGCGATTAATTTTTCCCTTTTGGAAGGATTTTTTTTTATGCATCAAAGCCTCCTTTCTGTGACCCGGCTCGGATTGTTACTGGGAATCCTTCCACCCATCGCAATTCATGAGCTGGGTCATTGCCTCGGAAGGTCGAAATGAAAGATACGTCTCCTCACATAATAGGTCAAGAGCCTAATATTTTTATACCTCCTATCTATCCCAGTCGTCCATTAGGTGGATACGGTCAACATACAATTCAGCATTTTCAATTGGATCATATCGGAGATCATCGCAATAATGACCGACTTGGATGGAATGCCAAATTTAAGGATTCATTGATTTTAGATTGGTATTCTCCGGATGAGGAAAATCCATTTGTTGGTCCATCGAATTGGGCTATTGTTGGCACACCATTATTGAACCAAAAAACTCCGTGGAATTTATTTTCTAATGAAAGTATGAAATCAACATATTTTGATGGCACCGAAAGCTATTCGAAGGTAACTACTGGTTTTGGCATCACATCCGACGATGACGTTTTTATCGCTATGCAGATTTTTATGGACCCAGTATATCTAACTAATGCTGTAAGTTATCAGTTTTTCGAACTTTCAGTAATAGGCGTGCAATCCATTGCTTTGATAAAACATAGTTCGGGACCAAATCAAATATGGGGGAGAATACAGGGGACATCCACTACGGTTTATCCGATTGTGAACGTATCTCTAGGATGGACAAGTATAATTCTAGCGATACGACGTGGTGGACTTTCAATCCTGTATGCGGACGACAACAAGGGGACGGCAGGCACGCCTGCAGGCAGCCTGTTTCAAACAGATTCTTGTGCAATAGCAAAGGCGTCGGGATATTCTGCCTATAAGGGTCACATATCTAGGATCATAGTGGCAAAGGGTGTCGATCTTTTATCTGGATGGAGTGATGAAAATGCAGCTGAAATAATAAATAGTATGAATGGCATCCATAATCAAATGGGGACAATAGGATCGTTACAACGGAATAGCTCTGCTACAAATCGAAATGATTCAAAATATTTCATGATGTCTTTAGATTCGCCCTGCTCCGGAGATGAAAATGGACTCCTTATCGAGCCAAGTGTCACAAATAAAGTTTATAAAAATTTCAATCCGTCTGCTACCACCGGTCTAACGGCTACTGGAGGAATGACATTAGCTACAGTCGCCAATGATAATAGTGCATTATCATCGGCCAATATTGATTTATTGGATTTTGGACCATCTGTTTTTAGAGTGCAAAATACGACTGGATCTACGCAATACGTATACGCTACACCGCAAACTGGAAACACAAATAAGCATTCGTTGTCTGTTTTTGCGCGATATATTTCTGGATCAAATGCAAATCTTGGATTTTACGATCAAGTTGGCACGTCTTTTTCACAGGGTGTTGCGATATCGGATGATTATACTAGAACCGAGAATCCTAATTTGACGCCGTTATCTACAGATTCGTGGGCATTAGAGATCCCAAATAATACTGAAATTTATTTTATTCTTCATCAAATGGAGGAATTTTGGACGTGCACATCTCCTATTCCTAATAATTTATCAGGATCGACAGTGTCAAGATCTCTTCATGATTTCAATACTGGATATGAAATCAATGATATTAGTGGAAAAATGCAATTTAAAATAAAAACTGTTTTTACAGGTCCAGTTGGCATTACTTCATATATTTGGGGGAGTGCAATAGTATATTTCTTAAATGGAAACAATTACTTACGGACTTATGATGGGATTAATCAGGCAGTAGTCACATCAGTGAACGTTTGTGATGGCAATTGGCATGACGTTGAAATTTCTTGGAACGCAAATATTGGCACGCATACATTAACTGTTGATAATATATCTGATACCGCTCCTTATGACGGTAGCTGGGGAATATCCGGTGCAATCCATTTGGGTAGCATTTCAGCGACATCACCTGTTCACATAAAAAATATTAGATTTTTGAGGAATTGAAATGTTGGTAATAGAATACTATCCCGGAGAACCGAATCAAAATGGACAAATAAAATTACCTGCTAGCTCTGCTATTCGGATAAAAGAGTCCAATTACTGGATACTGATGGATGGATCTGAACGTATTCAATTGGTTGATGGAGCTATCATTGTTGATGTTACTACAGCGAGAAACGCTGTCAAACGTGCTAGGGCTCTCCCTCTAGATCACCCGCTGTATGGTGAAAATATTCCTGATGGTCCGTTCCCAGCAGGATGTCTCCCTGGTGATGTGCGGATGAATGAGGATGGATCCTGGGATTGCCATGTCAATGGACGATGGTGTTCGTATTCAGACGTGAATGGAGATAGAATACTGACGGAGGAATAAAATGGCTGACGAAAATGGCATTCATCGAATCATAGATAGAAAATCATCGAAATTGATAGCTGTTTCGTCAGTAATCCTGACTCTTATTACCGCACTGGTTCTCGTAGCCGTGAGATATGGAGAGGCGGAGGCTCGAATTGAAGAAATGGGAAAAGAGAATCAGAACACCAGAATATCTGTAAAAGAGATCCGATCAGACATTCGTGAACTCGAAAAAGCAAATGAGAAGGACCATAGAGAGATCGTGACTTCACTCGGAAAAATAGAAGCGTCAATCGAAGCGCTCAAAACACAAGCGGAACTCGATCGACGAAGAAGTGAAGAGATAAGCAGATGGCATCATGGAAGACGGAATAATTAGACATATTTATAAAATTTTAAAAAAAAAGATGATTCTACCAATATTGGCATTTTCTTTCCTTCTGTTTATTGTATTCTTTGCTGTCATTAAGTGTGCCAAATTCAAAGTGAATCAAAAAAAACGTCGAGGTCATTATGATAATCAAAACAGTAGGTGAGGTTTTTAATGCGGGATCTCTAGCAACCTATCCCACATTTACAGCAGGAACGTTACAGAGTGGCAGTCTGGGCGATGATCATGATCATCTCGTGATCACCTTCATTCGCACCGGGACAGCTCCTACGAAACTCTACGCAAAAGTTGAACTCGAGAATCCACATGACACTGGGAATGTAGCCAGGGGGTCAGTGCCTCAAATAAACGGTGTGTCTGGAGGAATAACCGATTGGGACGATAACATTCATGACCTCCCAAATGATACATCTCGCCATCAATTCTGGGTTCCTATGATGGGTGGGTACGATTGGAAAGTGTCATTCGCAAAAACAGGTGGCGATGCCACTACAACCATCGTAGCGCGCGCTGATGTTCACAAAAAACAAAAATAATTCATAAATAAAAAAAACTTGCGCATCATCTATACTTCAGTATATACTTTATATTGGAGGTGTATCATGCCTAGTGAATCCACCGAAATTTTGAGCAATTTGAGAGAAATTGCTCAAAATGCAAAGAGGAGTCCAAATGCGCTAATTCGCGCTCACGGATCGCTCCTCATGTCCAACATTCTATTCTGCATAAATTACGAAATTCAATGTGATTTTTTCCGTTTTTATCAGTCGCTCGAGCACTCCAGGAATGTAGCAGAGCGAATAAAAGAGTACGAAAAAGAAATGGGGGATGAATGAAAAAAAATAGAAAAAAGATACTTCCAGATGGCAATCCTTCGGAGCTTGGCATGATTATTGACAATTCAATTCTTTTGTGCGCACCCCTTTCTCCCACTCAAAATGTCCGCGATAGACAGCATTGGTCCACAAAAAACAAATATAGAAATTTGGCATATTCAATTCTCAGAGATCAAATACGAAGGTTGGCAGGTGGGGGGTACACTCAGCCAATTTGGAATAAAGTTATTCTTGAGTTCGTGAGATGTTCAATGGGGACTGTGATGGCTGACACTGCGAATATCATTGGTGGATTGAAGAGCATTATCGATGTGCTCCAATGTTCTCGCACCGTTCAGATGAGAAAAACAGGTAATCTCCGTGATTATCCTGGTATAGGATTATTCAAGGAAGATTCTCCAAAATATGTCACATTGGGATCTATTGAGGATAGACCCCGCGGACATTGGAAAGATCTTCCAGGGCCAGGAACATGGGTGAAAGTGATACCATTATGACCATGGTTATAACGAAAAGGGAAGCAGAAATCATACCAAATCTCTCCCCTCTCGCCATTAAAATCTTCTTCTTTGCTGCTTGGAACGATGAAATAGACATTGACATACCTGGTTTGGTAGAAAGATTTTTTTCCAATCAATATACTATTCAGGATGCATTGATAGAAATTGATGAAACACTGGTAAATTGTATCTTTGATGATGGTATATTGATTAGAATTAAGCGTATTCAAGAACCGAGCCAAACAATGCCTATAAAACATATTCCTATCAATTTAAATGGAGATCAAAAAACAGATTTGATCTCTAAGATTATCAGGAGATTTGATTCTAAAATCTCTAAAAATGTAATAGAGAGCCTGATTGAAAAACATGGTGTTGATAGGATTGAGAATCAATTGAAATGGTTTAATTATCGCGATAATTCTTGGGCGAGAAGGGGGGATCCTGGTGCATTCATTGCATATGTGGAGCAAAATCCTGATCCTCCAATCAGTATTCAAGAAGAAGAAGAAAAGAGGAGGATGATAGAAAAGGAGGAAAAAGAACGAAATGAACGTTTGGCACGAGATCGAAAGCGCACTGAGGAGCTGCGCAAGCTCTGGGTGATCTATCCAGAACACAAAAAAATTCAAATTATCAATAATGTTCTTAGCAAGTACCCATTCCTTGCTACTGTTCCGAAAAAAGAAGTGATTTATAAAAAAGCGATTGAGCTGGAGTTTGATGAAGCGATCAAAAATGATCAAAAATAGCAGAAAATATAAAGTGCCAATGCCGCTACCATTGGCATCGGTCTACAATCTGGGGTCTAAATGCATCGATAAACACATGAAGGATGATTGTTCTTGCTATTGGGCGTGTCTCTGGCGCGCGTCAGTAGAAAAATGGCGTGCATTTACATGCGCAAAATGCCCAGCATATTCCACAAATGGATGGGAACAATATTCCTCATTTGTGAGGTTGAGAGATGTTTCTATTCCAGAGAAGCGATCGAATATATTAAGGCATGAAAGTTGTGTGGATTTGAGTCCTATTGTGATTTCTGATGAATTAATAGATAGAAAACATTATGTTTTTCATATCAAATCCATCAATGATCCAATGGTCGCGATTAGAGTTGGCATGGGATCATGCCCCTCATGTGAAAATAGATTTCTTTTCAAAGAGTCGGTATCTCGGAATGGATTTTGCTTATCATGTATGAATTATATATTTCTATCTGACACTGGTAGGTTTATTTATAGAACAAAGAAGATTTCAAAAAAGGAGCAAAATGAAATTCGATGAGATAGAATTTGACATGTTGGGTCTCGGAGGGACTTCTGATGATGAATCATTGGAAGCCGTGGTGAATCGAGAACTCAGAAGATTGGCATGTGTTATTTTTGATAGTAATCGTGATGAAAAAGCATCGATTACTATCAAAATCAAGCTTAGCAAAACGAATGACACGTCATTAGTAATCGAGTCATCAGTTGGTGTATCAGAACCGAAACATCAAATCAAATCCCTATCAGCATTTATTTCTGGAGGGAAAGCGATTACCGAAGATCATCGTCAGGGATCTTTGGGTTTTGGAGAAACGGTTATACCAATAAAAGGGGGGAAAAACAAAAATTAATATGGAGAGTATTCGTGTTTTTCCCACTCGACGAAGAGTGAGAACGTGTCATCATCCATTCTTTTCAGCTCCAATTTTATAAGCCTATGAGTATCGTCAATTGGATGATGTCTCTTGACTTCATTCACAAGGCGTGCCACTTCATCGCTTGGATCGAATCCCAACATGTGTTGGCTCAGCATTATTCCTATTCGTTCGCCAATCCGTGGCCTGGGTAATTTCATCTCTGCTTGTGGTGGTGGTGCTGGTTGATGATTCTTTATCAGCTCGGCGATGGCTTGCACCATATCACTGTTTTTATCCATTTTATCCTCTGTGGTTTCTTCTTGATGAACCGTTGGTTTATATTCATTATCCACCTTCTGTGGATTTAGGATGTGATTCATCAGGATTGATCGAGTGAAAGACATAATTCACTCCCTATTTGATAGATTGTGTTTTTTTTAATGCGACGTCCTGTACATCCTGCACAGGTGAAGGATCCAATGGTGAAGGATCCAATGGTATCTCTTGATCCATTTCTATGACAATCTCTTCTGGCATAGAAATTGCGGCCTGGCAAGGTCCCACGGTATCCAATGGGTGATTGCGAATGTGTGCCATGGCTGCTGGGATCGGTAGATCCATGGTCTGTTCCTCTCCAGAAGGTGTTCTGTGGCAAATCACCATTGTATTCCCATTACATGTCAGTCAATGACCGTGATGATGATTATTCAATCCCTGGATGGCCGCAATGATAGCTGCTGTGTTCTGCGCTGCCGCTGCATTAATGGCTCCAACGGTAGCTGACACGTTATTTGCATCGGTTGCTCTGCGAAGTTCATTCTGCATGATCACATCGCGAGTAGATTGGTTTTCTTGGAAAACAAGTTTTTGAGTTTCACAGCAACATTTTTGAGACTCGAGTGATTGTTGGAGCAGAGCTTTCTGCGTTTCACAGCAGCAAGCAGCAATCTGCCTTGAGATGTCTGCCTGCTCTCGAAGGGTATTTAATTGATGCTGAGCAAGTGTGTCCGCAATTCGTCCTTCCATTCGAGCTTGACCACCACCAAGTTGCTCTACGGCATTTTTGAGTTGCGCTGATGCGAATGCATCTCTGATATCTGCAGATTGTTCTTGAACGGTATTCCTACAGTCCCTGATCAGATCAGACACTCCATTTCGATCCACTGTGTGCTGTAGACTGGATACTGATGCGTAAGGTCCGAATGCACCTCCATAGCCACCTTCACCTCCCCAGTATCCGTATCCGCGACCGGCTCGATTTGTATCAGCAAGCAGTGCTAATACAGCTGCAGTATCCGTTCCGATGTTTCCATTTGTCATTTTTATTCTCCTTTTAGAAATGGCATAATGACCTGCGAAAATACAGAGTCAACCATGTTGCGTGTTTCGTTTGGAATGCCCCGTAATTTTTGTTGATAGAGCTGTAATTTGGCGATCTCCATCATTGTGGCCTGGCGCAGTCCCTCAGGATAAACGCCAGGAATATGATTGTATCTTTCGAGTAGGCTATGAAGATTTTCGAGTACTGTAAGTGTAGGGAATTCATAGCCTTGAGGGTATTGATTGTTGAACTGTGGGTTCTGTTGTTGAGGAACAGGAGGTTGCCACTGCTGCTGCTGCTGCTG